GTCTTGCCCCGAGCTTATGCGGGACGTGAAGAAGTTTCTATCGAATTGCCCCTCTTCGGATGAGGCAGAGGTGCTGGCTTTCCAGTCGATAAAGAAGCTTCTACCACCGTCGTGTAAGTGTCAGGAGAAGGATCTGATTCTTGGCCTTTCTGAGCTTCTCTCGAAGCCCTCAGACCCCCTGCCTTCAGGCTACCTCCGGTTTGTCCGGAAGACTGTCTCATCCCTTTTTCGGAAAGGCTGGGACGTCGGTAGCTATGATGACAGGTGTAGGTTGGTGAACGCCAATCTCTCGGGTACGACTGATTCACCTCGGTCGGAAGGGGGTTGTTTAGGCGCTATCACTGATTACGTGTCCTTGTTGGATGCTGTAACCGGTGAGGTGCCTTACGATCCTCCGAAGATCGAGGCTAAGTTGATGGTTGTACAGTCAGCTGGGAAGCCCCGTCCATTAACGCAGTTCTCTTCAAGTGAGGTTTGTCTTGAGCCTCTTCATAAGGCCATTTATGGCCGCTTGTCGAATTGTCGTTGGTTGTGTCGGGGCGACCCTACTTCCGAGAAGTTGGCTGCAGCGGGGTTTCGGCGGGGAGGGACTCTCGTCTCCGGGGATTATAGGTCTGCGACCGATAATCTGCCTCTCGAGGTGGCGGATTTGATCTTAGAGGTGATTCTAGAGAATGCGGTTTCTGTACCTCATTCTGTGAAAGAGCACGCTCGTAAGGTCTTACATCCGACACTGTGGAACCTGGATTATGACTTATCTTTCGAGATTAGTCGGGGACAGATGATGGGTTCTTTCCTTTCCTTTCCTCTCCTTTGCCTTCAAAACTTTCTTTGTTTTGAGTGGTCGAGGTTAGAGGCGGGATTGGATCGAATGCCGTTATTGATCAACGGCGATGATATCTTGTTTGAGACATCTGATCCTGGTTTCGCTGGGCGGTGGATGGAGGTCGTAGGGCGACTCGGACTTGAAGTTGAACGGTCTAAGACTTCGGTTTCGACGGAATTCGGTACTCTTAACTCCACCTTGTTTAGGTGGGGTTCGGATGATCTGCTTTTTGTCGTTCCGACTCTTAGGTTCGGGATGCTTCGTCAGTCTGAGTTTCCTAACTCCCTTGGGACTACCTTTGACTCCTTTGTTCGGGGTCAGCCTACAGAAATCCGATGGAGGGCGGCTAGGGCTTTCTTCAGTTGGCATTTGTGCTCGCTGAAGTCTGCCCGTGTTTTGCCTGATGAACTTGGATTTCGTGGTGGGTTGGCTTTTAGGATGTCTCGGGTATTTGGTCTCCTTCGGGATGATTGTTCTATCGCGGTCCTGCCGCGTCC